TATTTGACCTTTAACTCTGCGAACTCTTCTAGCAACTCTATACTTTCTTTGAGTATTTTTTTGCTTAGACTCACAGATAAAAGACTTAAACGAAATCATTATGCTGCGCCGCCATCCTTAGCATAAGCATAATTACCATTTGCGTATCCAGCAACTTTATCAAAAGTTAAAATAAACACATATGTATCGAGAGCAACCATTCCTTGCTGAACCAACACTACATTTCCTGTAGGAGTGGTAGCATTATTTGGAATAGAGCATGAAAGTGTTCCAGACAAGGCAGGGCCAAATGTATAAATTGGTGTGTTTGTTGAAGCTCCTTGCCATGCTAATTGAACATAGCCATTAGCATGAACTGCATATTGAACATTAGTTAGTGTTAGTAAACATGTTTGATTGGTATTTGCAAAGGCAAGAGCTTTGGGCACAACAATTGTAGTATTAGTTGAAACTGCAGCATCGCAGTAACCGTTCACTTTAACAACAGTTTGCGTTGCACTATCATAAATCGTTTGTACTTCTGGTGAATTTGCAGCCATTTTTTATACCCTATACTGGATTATTTGTTGTAAAATCAACAATCTTTTTTAAATCGTTAGGATTGCCGCTCATAAATCTTGAGAGGTTAACCCTGTTTGTAAAATTTACTTTCTTTGTCAAATCAATTAATTTCTTAGCAACATTAGGTTGTACTGGAATTTGCACACCGTTACCCAATGAAACATTGTCAGGTTTACCTCCAGCTGCTATACGAATTAATTTTTTAATAATAGTTTCGTTTAAAGTAAGTTTAATTTCTTCTTTCAACGAACCCATAGAAATTTGTGTTTTGCCAAACTTACCAGGAAAATAAGGAACGCTTACATCAAGACCAAGTTTATCATTACGATACAACGCAATTCTTTCGCCTGTTGGAAAGTTGCGAAGTCCTACGCGACGTAGCGTAACGATGGGTGGAGGGTCTGGCAGCTTACCGTGCTCAGCCTCTTTCAACGTTCCTCTAATTTCCTTAAAGTTTTTCATTAATCTTTTTTATCGCTCTCGCCTCTTCTTGCTCTAGCGCGAGCTTCAAGTTCAGCTGAAGTAACCTTTACCTTCTTACGCTTATCGCTTGCTGCGATATCAGATTTAGTTCCTGTGCGATATTCAAAATGAGGTTCATTTTTCTTTCTTGCTGCTTCGGCAATATCTGGAGCAGTGAACATTGTTGATGCAACGTGAACTCTTAGAGCATCAAGTGTGTCATTCACCTTATCGGAAACAACTCTTTCAAATTGTTTCTTAAATTCTACTGCGTTTTTGTCTAGTGCGTAGTCTGTAAACTTTGTCATTGTGCGTTACCTTTCATTAGTTGGGCGACTTTTTTATTTATATCAACTGGATCTTTAGTTGGAGCCTTTTGACCTTGTTGTTGATTATCAGGAGTTGCGTCAGGATCTGATTGAATAGGCATTTGAGCAGCCTTCTCAGCTTCTTCCTGTGCTTCAATATCCATTTCTTGTTCAATCGTTTCAATATCTTCATCATTAAGCATAAGAATATTTTTCTGAACCCACTTCTTAGAATAGAACTGACCAATGTATGGTTGTACCATATTTAAAGTGCTGACTCTATTTTGAAGTAGTTCTGCTTCTTTTAGTTCAACGAAGTTATTGTCTTTGATAAAATCGTAATGAATGTATTGCTTAAATTGCTGCCATTCATCAAGGGTACAAATACCCTTTAGCGCAAGTTGTCTTGCCATTAATTCATCAAAAAGGATAGAGAAACGAGCACGCAACTTATCAATAAACTTATCAAACTTTAATTCGTCTCGTGTAATTTCATTTGAGCGACCAAGGCTAAAGCCTGTTGCTTGATCTAGTCTTGATACAGGAACATTAAGTGCTTTGTAAAGTTTCTTTTCAAAGTAGTGAACATCATCCATCTGACCAAGGTTTTGACCAGCAGGAAGTGTTGTAATTTCTGTAGACTTACCTTCGCCGCGACGAGGCATCCAAAAGTCTTCAAGCATAGAAAGTTGACGACGGTCATCTCTAATTTCTCCAGTAACAGAATCATATGTCAATTTGTTACGGAACTTTGTCATCGTATCCTTTAGATACTGTTCCGCTTTTAATCTCGGCATATTTCCAACGTCAACATAAAATACGCGACGTTCTGGAGCGCGAGATACGCGATAGATAACTGTTGCGTCTTCAACGAAACGCAATTGATTCATCGGGCGAATAGCCTTATGAATATAAGATAGTACCGTTGACTTTGCTGGGTCAAACAAACCTGAAGTCAAGTGAATAACTGAGTCTTCAGTTAGGCGAGTACCACCAGCATAACTACCAAGAATCTGTGGAGATTGAACGTTGTTGTTTACAACCTTTTCATTGTAAAGATAAAATGTATCAATCTTATCTACAACTTCAACGTTGTTTTGCTTTTTCTTTTGAATGTTACGAATCTTACGAATACGTCTTGGGTCAATATAAATGAGCTGCATAATACCAGCTCTTGGATTATCATTATCAATTACTACGTTATAGTATAGGCGACCGTCAACGTACCATCTTCTAAAAATGTCGTTACCAAAGTTACCAAAGTCTAGTAAACGCATTACTTCTTTAAATTCGTTGCGAATTAATTTTTTAATCGCATCTGATTGGTCAAGTTCATCCATAACCATTTTAACAGTTTCGCCGCGAGTATCATGAACGATTGCTTCATTGATGATGTCTTCGATAGCAGACTCTATTTCAGGCTGCATTGCCATCGTACGATATTTGGTGATAAGATCTACTTCGGTTCTGTACGTTCCATCTAGGTCTACATAGATGCCGTAGTGAGAACCTGATTGAATATTAATCGCGCCGTCTTCTGTTTGCGGCGTGACGACCGAAGGAAGCTGCTGTTGAGCATCGTCCTTATCTCGGATAATTTTAAATCCAAATAGTTTGGCCATGTTTTCCTCATATCAAAGAAGGGGAAAGGCAAATTCCTTCCCCCACATCAGTTCAAAAACTATTTAGCTCGCAATACTGGTTGCTGATTCCCAGTGCTGTAGTGCGAACGTTACCTGGAACTCTTCAAGCTGATCGTTTGAACTCCAAGCAAGGTCAATTGGCGAAATATCAATCGGAAACATTCCAGCTAGGCGATAGGACTTAATAACTGTTCCTGAATCTCTGCCTGTTGCAATTTTTCCATATTGCTTGACGTCAGCAAATGCTGAGTATTCGCTCAAGTTTCTTGCGTTTCCTGAACGTAGGTTTGTAGCATTGCTGCCGAGACCGTCCATCCACTTTTCCATCATATTACGGATAATGAAGTCTTCGTCGTTTAGAATAGTAACTGTCCAGTCTGCGAAAGTTCTATTACCAGCCAACTTGACTTCACGACCGAAATAGTATGTTGGAGCAATACCAATCGTTGATCCTGGTAGTTGAGCAGCGTTGCACAAGAACGAGAATGGGTTTGTTGATTCAAGGACGTTTCCTGCGAAACCTGGGCCACCAGCGAAACCTGGTGGCGTCATTGAAACCTCAAACAGATTAGGACGTGCGCCGTCAAACTTAAGATTGCTTCTAAAGCCGTTTAGATTAAATGCCATTTTATACTCTCCTTAGAGTTTATTCTGTTTGCGGTTATTTTAGAGTCTGTTGACAACGCTGCCAGCAACTTCCTCAAACGAAACGCCGCTTCTTACAGCAACGAAGTTCAAGCGAACGAAGTTGATGCTCTTAGCAGGTTTGATGAAGATGTCGCCTACGAACTCGTTGCGGTCAATAACTTCCTGAGTGTTATTTGTCAAATCGCAAATTACACGATAGTCAGTTACGCCACGACGACCCTGTACATAACGTAGATATGGTTCAACCATATTTACGAACTGAGATCTTGTAACGTCATCATTGAACTCAAACATCGCAGACTTAGCGGCACGAGAAATTGTTCTCTCAAGAGCTAGGAATAGACGACGAACATTGATACGATCCCATGCTGATGGCTTGGAGAGCAATGTCTTGTCTCCATATAGAAGAGTTCCTTCGCCTGGGAATGTTACAACTGGGTTTACACCGATCTTGTAAAGAGTATCGCGCTCTGTTGAGATTGGATTAAATGCCAACTTCACGGAGTTCTTAATTACGCCACGTGTGTAACCAGCTGGCGAGAACCATGGGTCGCGCTGTTGGTCAGTACGTGCTAGAAGACCAGTGATGTCACCATTTAGTGGAACCCAACGATACTTGTCGTTGTACTTGTCGTACATATATTTCCAACCTGAGTCAGCAATAGCATATGAAGACTCAACGGCTAACTGTGAACTTCTCCATGTTGCAATCGAAGAAGCGCCAGCTTGTGCATTTACTAGTGGCGGTGAAACTAGTGCAACGCAGTCTTTTCTTGCACCAACAACTGTGCTGATGATATACTTTTGGGTTGGAACCGAAGCAACACCAGCCATTAGCATCGAGATGTCAACGAACTCTGGGCTAATGTATAGAGAATAAGCAGCATTTGCATCACCATTTGCTGGTGCAGCATCAACACCACCAGCAAAAGAAGCGAAAAGATTTGCCGATCCTGCGCCGAATGTTAGTCCAGCTGAAGCGCTGCCCCAATTAGTTGTATCTGTTGTTCCTGATACAGAACCATTTGCGATACCAGAACCATAGTAAACGTAGTTTGATGTTCTTGTAATTACATCCTTGAAGTAATTTGTTGAACCATCATCATTCTTAGCGTCTGAAGCCTTTGATACGAAAGGATATCTTTCTAGAATTGTATTTGCGACTCCAGTAAATTGACCAGCTTCGTCGTATACAACGACGTGCATTTCGTCAGTTGAACCGCCACGCTCTAAAACATATGGTGAAGTACTTGGTGCGCCATCAAAGTAGCTGGCAAACTGCCAACCTGTAAATGCCGCTGCTGATGGGCAAACGGAAACTGCTAGAGAATTACCGATTGTACCAGCATATTTTGCCGCGAAAGAAGTATTTGCAATTGTTTCGCCAGCATTAATATAAGTGTCTGAGTTCTTAATTAATGTTGCGGCGTAAGCAGCTGCGTTAACTGTGTTTGCTGCGGCTCCAGCATTTACCGAAGTTGAACTGGTTGTACGAACGACTAAAAGGTCATTTGAGTATGCTAGGAAGCTGGTTGCTGTTAGGTAGCTGGCAGCTGCATTTGCATCATTTCTTGGCTTACCAAAAGTTGATACTAGTTCTGTTTCGCTTGTGATAGGAGTGATTTGCTCAATCGGACCCCATTGAAATTCTCCAACAAACCCAGCTTTTGTTGCCGTAGTGGATGGTGCTGAAGCGGTTAAATCAATTTCTTGAATTTGAATGCCAGGTGATACTAGAGTTGCCATTGTGTTCTCCTAAAGATAGGCGCGGAGGTAGTATTCTTTTTATATTTATAAAATCTTAAATTTCAAGATAACATTTTATTGACAAAATCTTGACCATATTCGCTGTACGGATCGTCAACAGTTTCCCAAACTAATTCATTA